ACATACTTTGCAAACTTTGCAATTAAGTTTGAAGAGAAGGTCCCTCTTGAAGCAAACGGAACAAATGGGGTAAATGTTTATATTGAGGAAGAGACTGGAGACTTGATTATTGAGACTGTTAATATGAATAATGATGAGCAGATAGAGATTCAAATCGCCATAAATGGTACAATATATGAAGCGAACTTTGGAGAAACTGTGTCATGATTACAAATAAGGGCAAGAGTATAATCGGGAAATATATGCTAGGGCAGGCCCCCGCCTATGCCTCATACCTTGCAGTTGGCTGTGGACCACAACCATTACAGACAGAAGATGTCGCAGATGACTTTGCAACAAAAACAAACCTAGATTTTGAAATGTTTAGAGTTCCTATATCCTCTAGAGGATTTATAAATGAAAACGGTATAGATAAGATAGTCTTAACAGCAGAACTACCAACAGAAGAAAGATATGAAATCACAGAGGTAGGACTATACTCAGCAGGCTCAAACCCTTCTGCTGGAGCCAATGACAGCAAGACTGTTTTTTCTTTTGCACAAGGAGAGACCTGGGTTCATCATACTCCAAGCGCAGCAACAGAGATACCAACAATTTCTATACCATTAGACGATCCAGAAGACGATAATGTTATTGGTGTAGATGGTGTATTTCAAACTAATGCAGATAATTCTATTTTTTATAATTCAGGTCGTATTGAGAGGTATGAACGTGCAAGGTGTTTAAATAACACAATATTAATTCAAGGAGATGATTCAGACTTAACACTAGATGGTGGAGGGTCAGGAGGAGTCGATCATATTGTTATTGAGCCTGGTTCAAACCACATACACTTAACTGCAGCAAATGTTGATTTTTCTAGAAACTCTCCAACAGATGAGTTAAGGTTTGCATTTTCTTTAGTTAACAAAGATGGAGATTCTTTAGCGGTTCCAGATACAGTTAGAATATTAATTGATTTTGCAGATACTGATATTGCAGAACCAGAAGTTTATGCAAGATTTGAGATTGATATTGAAAATGGTTTTGACGGATATGACTTTGAAACTAATAGATATTTTGTAGTAAAGAAACAATTACAAGAACTTTACACAACTCAAAACTTTACATGGCAGGCAGTCAATGTTGTTAAGATTTATGCATGTGTTCTTGACTCTACTGGAACATCTGGACCATTCCCTTCTCCTGATTATTATATTGCCTTAGATGCAATGAGGCTTGAAAACATTGCAACAACAAACCCTTTATACGGGCTAACTGGATATTCAGTTATTAAAAACGATAACTCTACAACTATTATTAAATCACCAAATACAAGTAATTATGTTGAATTTAGATTTTCTATTGGTGTAACCTAATGGTTGATTCAAACATTAAAAAAACAAGGGTTTTAAAATCATCCTTGCCTCCAGTTGACCATGACACAGGAAAATATAATATTAGATATAGAATTATATCTGAAGATAGAAACAGAACTTCGCACTGGTCTCCGATATATAACTCAGACGGCGCTGCCATAATTGGAACAACTGGTGCCCTTTCAATAACTGAAGAAATAATTACTGCAGTTTGGGGAGATGAAAACCTTCATCCAGAATATGATGTATTTGTTAGTTTTGATGGAGATCCATTTTTTTGGCACGGTACATCATCAGTTCACTCATATTCTTTTTTAAATGAAGGAACAACAACTGTACATGTAAAAATACAACTATCATCATCTAAAAAAGAAATAAAGGCAGGATTAGGAATCTTTGATTCTGGATCTCAATCTTTGATATAATCTAATAGGAGGAATAAAATGGCAAAAGTACCACTACCAGAAAGAGGGCAACCTCTTGATGTTACATATATCTATCAGTTAGCAGAAGCAGTAAACGATCTGTCTACTTCTATTTCTGATGCAACATATAACTACACAGATGTTGATGTAGTTGGAGCAGAAAAGAAAAGTCTAAAAACTTCAGACACAAAGTTTGTTGGAAAATATAAGTCAATTGCAAACAATGAAACAGTAACTGCTGGTCAAGAGAAAACATACTCTGTAACATTTTCTAACTTTAAGTTCCCTCCAATTGCTACTGCATCAATTGTAAACCTAAGTGGTACCACTGCTGGATCAAACACAAGTGTTGTAATAACTTCTATAACAACTTCAGAGGTTCAATTTATTGTAAAGTTTGGAACTTCTGGAACAGCATCAGTTGGTGTTAATGTTATTGCCATTGGGGTACCTAACTAACATGACTTGTAAAAGATGTGAAGGAAAAATGTTTGTTGATAGAATACATTCAAACGTAGATCACCTAGAGACATATTGTGTCAAGTGTGGAAATAGAAAATTCTATCATCCACCTAGCGAATCTGTGGAGGGAAAATGGTTACTGCAAAAGGAAAAATTCAGAGCGAAGCATATAATAGCGAACCTGTAATTTCTGGCGGTAAAAAGATTTGGTTTCTTAATGGAGACTTAGTAAGACTTCATCATAGTTCTAGATCAACAGGAATGGTAACTGTTTATAATATTAACAAAGATAGATTAGAAACTTGCCTTCGTTCTGATTTTAGAAGAAATAGGAAAAGAGCATACACAATTGCTGAGACTGCTAAGTTAGTTAATCGTCATAGAAAGTATATGCCAAGATTAATAAAACGAGGAGTCATTCCTCCACCAGTGGGGTCAAGCATTGATGGGAAAACAGGATTTCAAATAAGAGCATATTACTCAGAAGATCAGGTTAAAGAGATTTGTGCTATACTTGCAACTATACATATTGGACAACCAAGAAAAGACAAATTAATAACAAACAACATGACTCCTACAAGCCAAGAGTTGACAAGGCGAATGGGAGACGGTATACTTACATATACGAAGACAGAAGATGGACGATTTATTCCAGTGTGGAGTGAATCTATTTAATTATTGAATGGGTGGATAATGGAAAACGATAATACAAAGGTATCTGTAACACTTGGATATACGCTTAATCTAGGAAATTTTCAGTCACTACGCCTTGATTTGGGTATTGTAGATTCAAAGCGTGAAGGCGAAAATGTAGATGAGGCTTTTAGTCGTGTCTATAAGTTTGTAGAAGATAAACTTACAGAGAAGATTCAAGAAGCAAAATCTGAAATCTCAGAGTAATGGCTGATCGCAAAGACCGAATGGCTTTGCTCAGTAGGTTTAACAAGTTTTACTTGCAACGGTATGAGCAGAAGTCTAACATGAATCTAAACGTTGAGCAGTGGGCTGCTGATGCCCTTGTAGAGTCATATGGTATTGCACAGTGTTATGATATTCTTGAATATTACTTTAGCATTGCACAAGAACCATCCTGGAATTACTTTGCATATAATGCAGAAAAGATTATTAACGGAAAAGCAGAAGTAGAGCAAGATAAAAAAGAACGTGAAGAGCGCAGGAGATTAGCAAAGGAGTGGTTAAGTGAATAACACAGAGGCAAAGTTAATTTCTGCAGTATTGCAAGACAAACAAATTCACGTACTACTACAGGCAAACGTTGAAACACTACTAAGAACCCACAACGACGTATGGAACTTTATTCGTTTATATTCTGAAAATAATCAATGCCTACCGCCAGCAGATTTAGTTACAGAAAAGTTTAGAGACTTTGAACCAGTTCCAGGTATTGGAGCAACAAAACATCATCTAGCAGAATTACAAACAGAATATCTTAATGATAGCCTAAAAGATATATTGCGTAATGCTGCAGGAGAAGTACAAAGCGGTAATGGTGGGGAAGCCCTTGAACATCTAATTACAAAAACATCTGAGTTAAAAAAGAATACTTCTGCAATTCGTGACATTGATGCAACAGATCTTGAGTCTGCAGTTGCATACTACGAAATGGTCCAAAAACAAAAAGAGACTGGTCAGATAGGAATTAAAACAAACCTTCCAGGATTTGATAACTATTTGCCATCTGGAATTATGCCAGGACAACTAGGAGTGTTCCTTGCCTATCCAGGAATTGGTAAGTCATGGATGGCTTTATACTTTGCAGTTCAAGCATGGAAGCAAGGCAAGTCACCACTTATTATTTCTCTTGAAATGTCTGAGACAGAGGTTCGTAATCGTATTTTTGCAATTATGGGTGAAGGTCTTTGGTCACATAGAAAATTATCTAATGGTGAAGTTGAGATTGATATGCTTAAGAAGTGGCATGCCAATAAGGTTGCTGGTCGTCCAGAGTTTCATATTATCTCAAATGATAGCGGTGGAGAAGTAACTCCTTCAGTTATTCGTGGAAAGATTGATCAGTACCGTCCAGACTTTGTGGTTGTTGACTACTTACAACTTATGTCTCCAAACCAAAAGGCTGATTCTGAAACGGTACGAATGAAGAACCTTTCAAGAGAACTTAAACTAATGTCTATTGGTGAAGAAGTACCCATTATTGCT